CAGCACTCATCCAGCTGCTTCAAGGCAGCGGAAAGGCTCGATGGACGTGAAGGGCGTACAGGCAGGTTCATTGACTGAATATAGGGCAGATTGGGAAAAAATGTTATGGATCAGCGTGAACAGTTACCCCAGGCAGCACCGGCAAATGGCTCGGCATAGCAGTCATGCTGCGGGATGCGCTGCACAATCCGGCGTGATAATTGGTACTTGCCGCCTAACCAGCCAGCCAGCGGACTGCGTATTACATTGGTCATAAAAACTCACCACATGGTCGGATTATTATTTACACCGATCCGCATGGGACGGATGGTGCCTCATGCATACCGTCGATCATGTCATTGCATCAGTCTGGCTCATCCTGTCAGGCTGATGTGTTTTTCCACCTGCTCCACAATAGCTGTTTTGTCCCGACTCCCCAATCCCAGATAAGGGCGCTCAGGGAGGCGGGCTTTATGCCCGCGCCCTGCAGGGCCACCAAACTGGTGAATGCGTGCGTAAACCTTATTGGTGCTGACGGTGGCACTGGTATCGTTATGGGTCGACGATACGGATACTGCCAATTGCCCGGATGCCTGCAGTATCCGGCCCGGCCACTTCTTTGCCTTGCTGCGCTGTTCAATGGTCCGGCGCGACAACCGGGGCCAGGGAGCGCCGGTTGTCGGGTCACGCTCCTGATCAAACGCATCCTCCACCGTTTCCAGCATCAGGCTGGCAATACCTGCCATTAGCGGACGGGTATTGGCCAGCCGCTGCCGGGCACGCCCCAGGGCCACCTGTACCTCTCGGTCGTCGACCTGAATATCAATCCGGTCCATTACCTGTTCCCGTCAGTTTATTCAGCACCCCCTGCCGCTCCCGGATGCGGTCTGCCAGGGTATCCTGCCATGCCTGACCGGGGTTGTAGCTCCAGCCCGCACCCGGCAGCATCACGATTTCCTGTCCGTTGTCCGCCTGCCTGCCAGTACGGATGCCGGTGACTTCGGCCCAGCGCTGCGTGCCGTCCGGCTCCCGGCCTGCAGGAACGGTGCGCGTGACCAGTCGGTCGGCGCTGCTTTCCACCGTCAGCCCCCGCTGCTCCAGCTTGCGTTGCGAGCGTGGCATGACCCGGCAGCGGCAGCCCCAGTCATTCGGCGGGTACAGCGTGATCCAGATCGGATCATCCCAGCGCCAGACCCGCCCATGCAGGGCGGCATGCGATGGGCGTGTGGCGGCATCCCGCACTGCGACGTATTGCCAGAACGGCGTGGCCCAGGCCCCTTCGATCAATCCCTGATGCCGTCCGGCCATGTAAGCCATCTGCATGTTCTGCTGGTAGATCAGGCGCAGGCGGGCAGGCGAACCATACTGCACCGGCTCGTTGCTGCCCGGATAGGTTTCCAGTACCTCACCGGTGTCCGGGGCAATCGCCTTGCCCCACCAGCCCCTGGCTTGCAGGATCGGAATCAGCAATTTGAGAAACTGGCGTTCGGTACTGCCGGTTTGCAGTGCCGCCTGAATACCCAGAAACAAATCCAGCAACACATCCAGCATCGACAGATGTGCCACCGTGAAGGCGCTGGCATGTGCGGCCTGCCACAGTTTGTTCCAGCTTTTGGTCAGCACCAGCCCTTTGGATTGAAAATAGCGTACAGCTTCTTCCGGTGGCAGTTGCAGCGCGTAGGCCAGATCAGGCTTGTCCATCTGCGACATCCTGCTGCGCTTCCCACTGCCCGGCCAGATCGGCGACCAGCAGGGCCTGCGCCAGCGCCTGAATCAGTTGACTATCCTCGGCCAGCGGAAAGCGTTGCATCAGCCCGGCCAGCACGACCTCGGCAGACTGGCCAGCGGCCAGGCCGGCTTGCGCGGCATCCAGCACTGGCTGCAACCAGCCCTCGGCCTGCGCCTGCATGTCATGCGGCATGCGCCCGAGCTGTTCGATATCGTCCTGCATGTCATGCGGCGTTTCAGCCCCCTCCACTTTCAGCGCGGCCACCGCGCCGCAGCAGGCGCAGCCCGCTCCCTGTGCTGCCTTGCCGACCGCTTTCAGGGCTGCAGCCCCCGGCCCCGCAGGGGGAGCGGCAGGCGGTGCGGCCTGTAATAACGGCTCACCCTCTGCCGCCGCCGGAATCTTGAGCTTGCGCTGCACCCAGCCCAGCGGCACCGGCATAACCGTTGCCAGCTTCGGCAGTGCGTCCGCATACAGGGCCATGTCTTCCGGCTCGGTGTCATCAAAGACGAACTGCGGCACTCGCGTCAGTGTGGTATTGAACTGTGCCAGTGGCGCAATCAGGTCGCGCGTCAGCGTCTTGCTCAACTGGTGCAGGTCTGCCTGGCGCAGTTCACTACGCACTTCATCATGTACAGCTGCTGCCGCGTAAGACCCCTTGCCGTCCAGTTCGCTGGTCAGGGTGCCACCCAGAACGGCCTTGCTGATCGACTTTTCCGCCCATGCAATCATGGCCGTGAACGCATCCGGCTCTCCGGCTGCAGCCTGCTGGAACTCGATGGCCATGTTCGCAGGCAGAATTCCGGCGGCGTTGTGACCGATGGCAGTGACTGCCGCGAGCAACCGTGATCGCTCCTGCTCGGTCGCCCCGGGCGGATAGCGGCCCAGCCGCACCGGCAAGCCGTAAATTTCCAGAAACTCGGCAAAATCCCGACTGGAATACGCACGGAACAGAAACGGCCATACGGTTACCCGCGCCAGCGCCGTGTTTGTCATATAGCCGGAACGTGCTTTCTGGTGATGGCATAGCCAGGTATATGGCTGCAACACCTGCCCCTTGCCGTCAGCGGTACGTAGCAGTAGCACATCCCGTGCATCCTGGGCAGTCATGAACCAGGCGGCCGGACGGTGCTCCAGCGTGACTGGCAGCCACAGTGCACCTGTCCGCCTCCACTCCATTTCAATGGCGCTGTAGCCCTTGTGGATGGCGTCCGTCAGATCAAACAGCACATCCGGCAGTGGCATGTCCTGCAGCAGCTCGGTCAGCAGGCCCAGCGCCTTCTGCTCTCCGGTATCGGCGTTGCGCAGTTCCAGCTTCCATTCCGCCGACAGGCAGGCACGTCGTCGCTTCATCAGCTCGGCAAACAGGTGCGCGTCACGCTCTTCCATGTCGTCCGCCAGTTCCGCCAGCGCACGCAAATCACCGCGCTCCGCTTCCAGCAGCAACCCGGCAGCGCGTGCGGGCGTCAGGTGCCTGCCCGGATGTTCCGCGAACTCGCGTGGCAGCCAGCGCCACTCGGCGGTCTGGGTATCGTGAGGTGGATTCAGCCGTTTTTTGCCCCGGTCCAGCAGGCGGTCTAACCAGTCCATGCCAACTCCTCATCCCAGATGCCGGCTTTGACCGGCTCAAAATCCCCAATCACCAGCCCGTCATCCCGTGCGGCCGAATACGCCAGCACCCCGGCCACCGCACTGTCCCCGTGCCGGTATTGCCCATCACTGCCCTTGTCGCGCCGGTCATCCATGCCCGGCACACCGCGCTTCAGGATGACGCGACGATGATCGGCAATGATGTCTTCGGACACCGGCACCGTCAGGGCCTGGTCTTCATACGCCGCCTTGTAGGGTGGAAAATGCTGGCCATACCAACCGGCACTCAGCATCACGGCCTCCATGCGCGCCGCGCCATAACGCTGTACGGCGGCCTCGGCATGGCTTTGGCCGTTGCCGCGTGCGTCGAGCTTGCCCTTGTGAAACAGCGGCAACCCATCAATGACATAAAACAGAATTAACTGCTGCACATCGAACGGGATGCGCCGCAGCTCAACGATAAACGCCGTGTGCCAGTGTCCGGCTCCGGCATCCTGCAGTACCCAGATTACGCTCAGATCACCATCCCGCCCAAAGTCCTGTCCCAGCGCACAGCGTTTGCCGGCCAGATTGTCCAGCACGGGCTTGAGCACATCCAGCAGCCACAGTCGTGCCTGTTCGATACGGGCCGGGTCCGTGACCCACTCTGCGGACTTGGCGTAACGCAGCACCGGGATACCCGGGCGCTGGCACTGCTCAAGCAGCAGGCGGCTGAAATAAGCGCCCGTCCCGGCCTTGGGGATGACATCCAGCTCTTCGGCGGCTGCCTCGCCATAAAACGCATACACCTCATCCATCCACGCCTGCTCGCCTGTCGCCGTCCAGGGCTTGCCCAGACGCAGACAGACGCGCCGGTACAGGCCCTGCGCCACCGCCTCACGGAAAGTGATGCGCTGTACACTGCCCCTGCGTTTACCGCTGCGAACTTCCTTGACCAGTTCGTTGAAGGGGTTGGCTTCGCCATTGTGCGTGGAAATGACGCGCACCCGCCCGCCCCAGATCAGCAACGCCAGCGCTGCCTTGAGCAGTTCTTCCAGCTGGTCGTGGAATCCGGCCTCGTCGATGACGACCACGCCCTGCTTGCCACGCAGGTTCGCGGGACGTGATGACAGCGCAACAATACGAAATGCACTGCCCGGAAAACGGATGGTGTAGGTCTTGATATGCCTGTCGGCTTCATCTTCAGTCCAGAGGCCTTCCTCAATCTGTCCGGCGGCATGGTTAAAGGCTTGGGCCCAGCCTGCACAGGCTCCGATGTATTCAATCGCCATGTCCTGGTTGTAGCCGATGTAATAGACATTCATGCCGCCAGCACTCCGGGCACTGGCGGCAATCAGGACATCATCTGCAGCCTCGGCCCAGGTCAGACCGGTACGGCGGGACTTTTCGGACACCTTGAGCGGCGACCGATCATCAACCCATGCCTGCTGATAGGGCAGCAGTGCATTGTCAGGCGTCGGCATGGATTTCGCTGGCGATACCCGTGCCATCAACCTGACCGTTGATCGTCCTGCTCCGGTTCAGCGCCGGATCGGGAAGCCTCACCCTGCTCCCGGAACTCCAGCCCACCATCACCACCCGCCGGATCCGGGTCAAAAACTGCAGTACGGGTATCACGATCAGGGAGCCGAATGCCATCCAGCAGGCAGCATCCTGCCAGCATCAGTGCCAACAGACCCATAAATAACATCGAAACCAGTTTTTTCATGAACATCATTCCATCAATTGGCAATCCCTAAAATTTCGCGGCGGATTGCCTCTGCCGCCTCGGTGCTCAGCCCACCCTTGCGGGCAATGACTTCGATCCGGCTGGCTGCTGCCTCCGCTTTGGCGAGGACCTCAGTCTGCCATTTCTTGTTGGCGATACTGGCCCGACTGACTTCGGCAATACTGCGCGCCGCCTTGCTCAGCAGCTCAACCCGTTCGGCGGCATCTGTCTCGTCAGCCGCCTCCTGCAGATTCAGCAGCGTTTCAAACAGTTCCGACTGCACCAGGCTGATCACGCTGCCAGACAGGTGGTTTTCGGTATCGTCCACATTGGCTGCCAGCATTCTGGCTGCTTCGGTACTGGCCCGGATGCTGGCCAGTCGGCGCTCCAGCTTCTGTCCATACCGGTGCAGGGTGGATTTGCCGAGCGAATAGCCTTGTGTCTGCAGGTATTCCGCCAGCGCCTGGTATCCTGAAAAACCCTGTTTCAGCAGCGCCTGATCCAGCCACTCACGGATGTGCTGCGGCAATGTGACGATGGCATTGGGCGGTGGCATCAGTTGCTTCCGGCCCAGTATTTCTCCGGCCTGGCAATCCCGGGGCGGCAGTCGACAGTGTATTCGGCAATATCGATACCCGCTGCCGTGAGGTCAGCCAACCAGAAACCAGCCGGATTCCGGTCTATTTCAGCCAGTTTGCGTTCTTCCAGGTAGCCCAGCTCACGCCGGATTTCATGCGCACTGGCATCTGAAAATACGCCCTGAGCCGTCAGCAGCAGCAGACTTTCATGTGCCTGGATGGGGCGACTGTTGTTTAATGCCAGAATCAGCAACCAGCGCAATGCCTCTCTGCGCTGCTTTACGGGATCAATGTTCATTGGTATTTCCTACCTTGCGGGATACTCCGGCCACAACACGCAGCTGTACCAGCTCCAGACGTTGGTACAGCGCGTCCAGCTTGGCTTCGATGACGGTCTGGCCGCGCACGTAATCCTCACGCTTCACGTACTGGTTCGGCAGGTCGGCACGCAGTTCCAGCAATTCACGCTCCAGACGTCGCCAGCCGTCAGTGTCGGTTTTGGCTTTCTCTTCCAGACGCCTCAGGTCGTGCCTGAATCCGGTGAGCAGCAACTTGATGCCGCCACCCAGCAGACCGGCAAATGCCAGCAGCAGCGTGATAATTTGCGGCAGTTCAATTTGAACGGTCATATCCGGCTCCATGTTGTATTGTTATTGGTGCACAGCTCCAGCTTTGGCCATACAGCGTGACCGGCAACCCCTGACTCAGCTGTGCATTCAGCTTGCCGGTGATCAGCCAGCTTCCGGCCAGCAGCAACATGCAGCCAGCGGCGATGGCAAGCAAGGGAGCAAACAGTTCGCGGTCACGCTGATTCATTGCGATCCACTTGACGCTCGGGCTGTCCGAAAACCCGCCGGATTTCAGCGCAATGGCGTGCATGCTCGCGCTGCAATACATCCAGTTGCGCCTCATACTGTTTGCGTGCGCTGTCCAGCAGGTTCTGGCAGTTATTGGCCAGCAGCTGCTGGATGTTAGTAACCATAGGGTCCACGATAGGCTCCTTGCGCCGACGGTGGCTTTGAGTTATTGAAAAACGTGCGCAGAACCAGCACCACCAGCCCTTCAATGCTGTACACAATTTGGGCAATACCGGCCTTCTGCTCGGGCGGCACATCAACACTGTCCAGCAGCAACTGTACGGCCATGGTAATCATGACCGACCAGTTGATTTTTGAGGTTGCAAAACGTTTAAGCAGGCGCGGCAGCCAGTTGGCCTGTGGTGTCGGCACGGGCGCAGGACGTCGGGAGGCTGATGTTGCAGGTGGTGAAGCCGGAGCAGGGCGTGCTGCCGGGGCGGACGGCTCCACCGCCTGCCGTATGTCTGCTTGTGCCATCGGTGTTGGTGCTGCAGGCGCGGAAACGGGTGAGATTGCCGCCTGCAGCCCGGCCAGAAAGACCTGGGCATAGTTGGCAATCAGCTGGGCACGATCGGTGCCATTGATGGTACGCCGGGCACCCGTCCAGTCAAAACCGTCGGCCCGATGCATATCCGCCAGGCTGACACCGGTGAAAAGTCCCCGCGACAAGCCCAGCACCAGTATTTTTGCAGAGGTGCGCGGCTCCAGCGCCAGCTCGGGATGGTGCAGCAGATCAATGCCCAGGCGGGTGCCGAAACGATCATAATTGTCCCGCAGCGTCAGCTGTGGCAAGCCGCGCCCGTAGTATGTCTGTCCGGTTGTCGGGTCCGGCTGACCGTAACTGCGCCCAACCCCCTTGCCATACTCCTCAATGGGGCGCATCTCGCCGGCAGTTTCATGGTAGGCGGTTGCCAGGGCATAGGCAATATCGCGCCGGTCCAAGACGGACTGGCGATTGCATTCATCCAGGATCAGTTCAATGTTGTCAACCTGATCCTGTGTCAGTCCGGAGGGGAAAAATACCGGCCTGATATGATCATAAAATGCATCCAGTTGCATGACGGCAATCACTGTTTTTGGTTGCCATCAGGATAGACAGGCGTTACATGCAGATAAAAATAACGCGGGTGAGTCAGGGGCCGAACTTAAAATAATACCCGCTGAACATCCTTGACATGCAGGGCCGTCTGCTCGCGCTGGATTTGCCATACCTGTTTCATCGACAGCTGGTAACGCTGTGCCAGCGCTTCAGCACTGACCCGACCGGCCAGTCGGTAGATTTCCCGGTCTCGCAGGGCCCGGCCCAGCGCTTCCCCTTTCGGCAGATAAAACTGGCAGCCGCCCAGCAGCGCGGCCATGTCACGGACGGTTTCC